CGGGGGGGGATATAAGTTTTTTAAAAATAAGCCCTGCTTCGCCCACAGATAGAGCCACGTCTGCATATTACCGTATGCCATATCCGTAGATACGACATACCCTTTGGACTTCCTAGATTTTATACGCATGAAGTTTCTCGGAGGAAAATAACGTATTTTATTTTATGACGCATCTAAGCAACGTCTCACACACACATACCAACCAAGTATTAAGTAGATACCAATTAATCATTATGAATAACTGTTAACTCTATGTAGAATGCCGCCTCCAAACAAATACTCCAGAGGCAACCGTGATCATTTACATGTTAATTTTCGTTATACTATCCCTAGGCGCAGTAGCTAAACAAGACCTATGAGTAGTTCCGTCTTCTGTTAGCAGAAGAACTTTCTATACGTACACCATCTTTGTTACTACCACCTCGGCTCAATGCTACGTTATGACTAACGTCCTTACCTTCGCGCTTGTCGGCCTTGCCGTTATTGTTAGCATCTCTGCCTTCTCTGTCTATCTTGCGCCTAGCCCGTTGTCGTTCCATACGGGCGAAGTGCGCTTTACTCCCAACAGGAGGGTTCTTCTGTTTCTTGCGGTCTGCTTTATTTTTATACGGCATTAGTTTCTCCC